GCGATCAAAGCGATGGCATAAAAGGTGTTAAAGGTGCAGGTTTCAAGACAATGCTAAAAAGATTCCCAGATTTATTTTCTTGTAAAAATGTATCTTATAATGATATAATTAACAAGTCAATAAGCGAAGTTGAAACTGGTAACAATCTGAAGATCTTTAGGAATATAAAAGAAGCTAAAGGTGATGTTGAAAAAAACTGGAAGCTTATGTATTTAGACTCAGCTATGCTGAGTGCAACTCAGATTAAAAAAATCAACTACCAGTTTGACAACAAAGAAGAACAAATTAACAAGTTTAACCTTCTCAAAATAATGAACAGAGAAGGCTTAAATTCGTTTGATATACACACATTTATTATGGCATTAAAGTCTAGGCTAAGGAACAATACTTAATGAGTCGAGAAAGAAACTTTGCAAAATTTGGAAAACCATTTCAAGAAAAAGTTTTCCAATCTATGTTAACTGATACAGCGTGGTCTGCACAAATGATAGAAGTTGTAGACCCAGAATACTTTGATCTAAAATACTTGTCATACCTGTGTGGAAAATATTTTGCTTACTATCAAAAGTATAAAACTTTTCCAACATTAACAATCCTGATAACTATTATAAAAGAGGATTTGTCAAAAAGCAAAGACGTTGTATTAAGAGATCAAATCATTGAGTACCTTCATAGAATGAAAACAAACCCAGATATGGGTGATTTACAATATGTAAAAGAAAAATCATTAGAATTTTGCAAACGTCAAGCTTTCAAAGAAGCATTAGAGCAGAGCGTAGAACTAATACAGACAGAAAAATACGAGTCTGTTATGAACATAATGAAACAAGCAATATCAGTAGGCATGCCAAACTCCTCTGGTCATGACTTCTTTGAAGATATAGAAGCTAGGTTTGTTCAGATTAACAGACAAGTATGTCCAACCGGTCTAGACAAAATTGATTCTCAAGATATTCTTCGTGGCGGACTAGGTAGAGGAGAGCTTGGTGTCATAGCAGCTAATACTGGAGTAGGCAAATCTCACTTTTTAGTAGCAATGGGCTGTGCTGCAATGAGAGCTGGTAAAAATGTAATTCACTATACGTTTGAGCTTTCTGAGCATGAAACAGGTAAAAGATACGATTCCAATCTATGTGATATACCTAGCAACGAAATCATTGAAAGAAAAAAAGAAGTTGTTGGAAAATATGAAAAAATGGATCTTGGAAAGCTAATAATAAAAGAATACCCGTCAGGCTCAGCTTCTGTTATGACAATAAGAAACCATATTGAAAAGCTAACCTTAAAAGGTTTTACGCCAAGTCTCATAACAGTTGACTACGCTGATGTAATGAAATCTTCTAGGGCTTATGATTCTTTAAGGCATGAGCTTAAACTTATCTACACAGAGTTGCGAAACCTAGCAGGTGATCTAAGTATACCAATATGGACTGCTTCGCAAGCAAACAAAGACTCATCTAAGGCTGATGTTGTAGGCCTAGAAAACCTTGGTGAGTCATATGCAAAGGCACAAGTAGCTGATGTTGTTTTATCAATTAGTAGAAAGCCTATGGAGAAATCAGAAGGTACTGGCAGGATTTTTGTTGCAAAAAATAGAGCGGGTAGAGATGGTTTACTTTTTCCGATAAATATAGATACAGCTAAGTCTAAATTTACTATATTAGATGAAACTTCTCTTTCATTAAAAGAAGTAGTTCAGCAAGATAATAGCTCGATGAAAGAAAAACTTAGAGAAAAATGGAAAGAGGTAAACATCAAAAATGATTAATATATTTACAAATAATAAACTAAAAGAAACACTTGAAAAAAACAACATTAATGTAAATGATTACGTTCCTGCATATAATGGTGAAAGTGCTGGTTTAGATTTATTTAACGTTAACGAAGATGTTACAATAATGCCTACATCAAATATGTTTCCTGGACAGAAAACTTTAATAAGTACTGGCCTACATATTATAGTGCCAAAAGGTTGGGTAGCTCTTGTGCAAGAAAGAGGCTCTATTACAAAAACACCTTTGAAGCTAAGAGCGGGTGTTATTGATAGCGGATACACCGGTGAGGTTTTTGTTAACTTAGTCAACGTAAGCGAGACTGAGTATAAAATTAAAAAAAATAACAAATTACCAGTACAGATAGTCGTTGTAAAGTGTGACAATGATTATACAATTGTTTCTGAAGATGTATATTTAGAGTTGACATCTAAATCACTTCGGAGAGAAGGCAAAGTAGGAAGTACAGATTGAGAAAGATAAAAAATGATTAAAAAATGCCATGGTATTAATATAGACTTGAGCTTAGACAATAGTCTTACAGACTTTTCAAAAAATCTTTTAAAAGATTACTATATGCAAGACGGTGAAAGCTCGCCACAAGAAAGTTTTGCGCGAGCAGCTATGGCATTCTCTTCAGGCGACAAAGACTTAGCTCAAAGAATATATGACTATGCTTCTAAAGGTTGGTTTATGTTTTCTTCACCTATATTATCAAATGCGCCTAAAGAAGGAGAAAAGTCTAAAGGAATGCCTATTTCATGTTTTTTAACATATGTTGATGACTCTTTAGAAGGTCTAATAAGTCATACAGATGAGTTAAGGTGGATGAGTGTAAAAGGAGGCGGAGTTGGAGGTCACTGGTCAAATGTAAGATCTAATAGCAGTATTGCACCAGGCCCTATTCCTTTTCTTAAGACTGTAGATAGCGATATGACTGCTTATAGACAAGGCAAAACAAGAAAAGGATCATATGCAGCATACATGGATGTATCACATCCAGATGTTATAGAGTTTTTAAATATTAGAGTACCAACTGGAGGTGATGTAAATCGTAAATGTTTTAATATTAATAATGCAATTAATATTACAGACGAATTTATGCAAGCTGTAGTAGAAGATAAAATTTGGGAATTAAAAGATCCAAATGATAAAGTCGTAAGAGAAGAAATTAGTGCAAGATCACTATGGCAAAGAATATTGCAAGTAAGATTTAGGACAGGTGAACCTTATATTAATTTTATTGATGAAGCAAATAGACACTTACCAGAGTATCAAAAAGACTTAGGACTCAAAATACATGGAAGCAATCTATGTTTATCAGGG